TACTCCAGAAGTTAGAGAACAAGCAAGAGCTTTCAAAGAACATCTAGAAAAAGTTATAGCGTTTTATATGAAAGAAGCTATAAAATCAGACAGAACAACAGTTTACAATGCTATCAAAGATGCAGGATATGAAAAACTTGCAGAACACATAAGGAGGCTATAATGGCTATATCACAGGCAATGTGTACATCGTTTAAACAACAGTTACTACTAGGTGTGCATGACTTTAGACACTCAGGTGGCGATACGTTTAAGATTGCTTTATTTTCATCTAGTGCGTCATTAGATGCTAGTACGACAGCTTTTTCAACAAGCAATGAGGTTACATCAGGAAGCGGCGCACCCACAGGTGGACAACCACTAAATACAGTAAGTGCAGACTTTCCTAACACTAGTGGAACAACAGCGTTCATGGATTTTGATGACGAGACGTTTAGCTCTGTGACCCTAACCGCAAGGGGAGCATTAATATACAACAGCACCCCAAGTGCTAACGATAAGGCTAATTCTAGTCTCACTAATCCTGCTGTATGTGTTTTAGACTTTGGTGCTGACAAGTCAGCATCGTCTGGTGACTTCACCGTTGTGTTCCCATCTGGAGATTCAAGTAACGCAATAATAAGGATAGCTTAGTGGCATTTGTAATAGCAGATAGAGTTCGTGAAACGACAACGACAGAAGGCACAGGCACGATCAATCTGCTTGGTGCAGTCACTAATTTTGAAACTTTTGCTGCTAATCTATCTAATTCTGATACCACCTATTATGCTATTGTTGATAATACCAATAGTGATTTTGAGGTTGGTATAGGAACATTCACAGCCTCTGGAACCACATTAGCACGATCCGTAATAGCAAGTTCTAACAGCAACAATCTTGTAAATTTTGGCGTAGGAACCAAAGATGTATTTATAACTATACCTGCTAGTAAGATGGTGGTTGAGGATGGTAGCAACAATGTATCTATCGGAGGTACAGTAACAGCCACGGCTTTTAGTGGTAGTGGTGCAGGTCTTACAGGTGTTGACGTAGTAAGTGACACAACTCCTCAGTTGGGAGGAGACTTGGATGCACAGAACAAGGATATAGAAAATGTAGGAATAGTTGAAGCAAAGGCAGAAGCAGGAATTTATGGAAGCTCATCATCTCCTGTAGAGTTTACAGTTACTGTGGCAAGCAAAACATCTGGGCATCCTTATCCATCAGGAGGATCATCAAGTGGTAACGCATACTTTATAAATGGCATAGAGTCACCTGCTATAACATTGCATGGGGTAGATTCTACAACGTCAAACTCAGAGTATCACTACAGGTTCACTTTAAGTTCAAGCGATATGTCTAGTCATCCTTTTAGACTTTACTTGGATGCAGCGAAAAACACTGCATATACAACAGGGGTTACAACAACTAGCACATATCTACAAATAGCCGTAACAAAAGATACTCCTAAGATTTTGTACTATCAGTGTAGCAGTCATGGTTACATGGGTAATTATGCAATAGTATTAGGCTCGACTAATTTAGGTGATTTATCTGTTGACTCCATAAGCCCAAGACCAACTGGAACAGACATAAACGTAGCCGTTTCTGACAACTCAGCGACAGCATTTACAATAAAGCAAGGATCAGACAATTATTTAGTTGTTGATACAGGGAACGGTGGTGAGTCTGTAGCGATAGGTACAGGTGTATCAGGAACTGCCATATCTCTTGGACATTCAACATCAGAAACAACAGTAAACGATAACCTTACAGTTACAGGTGATTTAACAGTTAGTGGCACAACTACAACTGTGGATACTACAAATACAACCATTAAGGATAGCTTATTAGAGCTAAACAGTGGAGCAACCTCAAACTCTAACGACTGTGGTATAGTTATCGAAAGAGGTTCAACTGGTGACAATGCCATATTAATGTGGGATGAGAGTGCTGATACATTTGTAGTGGGAACAACTACAGCCACTGGAGCATCTACAGGAAACTTAACCGTTACAGACGGAGCGTTACAGGCAGGATCACTAGATATATCTGGTGACGTAGATGTAGACGGAACGCTTGAAGCTGATGCCATGACATTAAATGGCACAACGATTACAACAACAGCAACGCTATCAACAGGCATATCAAATGGAAATGTTTTGGTTGCAAATGCAAATATAGTAGATAATGATTTTCTTAGAGTTGACGGAACAAGCATTGAGGGTAGAAGTGCCTCTGAGCTTGCAACAGACATAGGAGCAGCCACAACAGACGATATTATTGCATTAAGCATAGCGTTAGGATAAAGGAGAAAACATATGGCAAATGACGCAATAGCAAGCATACAGGCAACGGTGCTTCCTGATGAGATAGCCAAGACGCTTTCGGCTACTATGACGGTATCGCCCTCTGATGCAAACGATAAATGGTATTTTAAAAAGACAAGCGTATCAAACTCTAGTACAGACTTGATAGCAGGTAACTACACGGATTACACAGCCGTGGATGATGACACAGCACCGACAGCCGTAGCGACAGGCGACAAAGTAAACTTTCTGTTTATCAAGAATATCGACACAAACAGTAGAAGTATCTACATAGTGTTGGATGCAGGCACAGCATCGTCTTCAGTAGGTGATGGGATTACGATAGGTCCGAATGAGTTCTTTTGTGCAAGATTACCAAATACAACGGTTGCTGATATACACGCAATATCATCAGCATCTACAGCAGAGGTTTTAGTTTGTGCGTTATTAGATGATGTAGGATAAAAATATGCCTAATACATTTAAAAACAAAATAAAGGATGGGAGCAACACATCAGCAAATGCTTTTGCCACTGTGTATACTTGTCCTGCAAGCACTACAACAGTTGTGCTGAGTATCAATCTTTGTAATATTACATCAAGTCAGATTAATGCTAAAATAAGATTGGTAGGCGATGAGACAGGGCATCTTGGGTTTAACATACCCATACCTGCTCAAAGTGCTTTTGAATTTATGGCAGGTAATAAAACCATTATGCAAGCAGGACATAGTTTGCAAGTATCTTCGAACACAGCAAACAGCCTTGATACAATCATTGGAATAATGGAGCAAACATAATGCCTTATGTAGGAAGTATAGTACAACAAAGTTTTCATTCTATTCCCTCTGTACAGCGTTTTAATGGCACAGGTAGTGCCACAGCGTTTACTCTTGATAGGAATGTCACCAATGTTCAAGATGTTTTAATTTCTGTTGATGGAGTTGTTCAGGATTCCAATGCTTATTCAATTACAGGGGGAACAAGTCTTGTTTTCTCAGAAGCACCATCATCTGGAACAGGAAATATATTTGTTAACTTTTTAGGAGTTGCTGATGGAAGTGTTGTGCCACCAGAAGCCAACAAAGGTAACTTCAAGAATGGTGGTATGTTTAGAGTTAACTCACAGACTGTAGATGTGGATACAACTATAGAAGCAACAGAGAATGCAACAGCTACAGGACCTTTGACAGTATCTTCAGGTATAACACTAACAGTAAACTCTGGAGGTAATCTAGCAATCATATGAGTAACCTTCTAGTACAGAATATAAAGCATACTAATGGCACTACGGCTCAAACCATTGATAGCACAGGCAGAGTTTTAACCCCTGCCAGACCTGCTTTTAGAGCTAGAATAGCAGGTTCAACTGGAGCTACTGGCACAAATGGAACGCTTGTATTTGAAACAGAGGACTTTGATATTGGAGGGAATTATAACACTTCAAATGGAAGATTTACAGCACCCATAACAGGAATTTATTGGTTTTCTTTTGATAGTTTATGTGCAACCGATACGAGTGGAACTTCAAATAGCAACACAGATGTCGTTTATGTTGAATTTCAAAAAAATGGTTCAGCTTTTGGAACAAGAAGTTATCAGTATTATGTTGGATTAACCAATTTTCAGCACACTATTAATAGGGTAGATGTATTTAGTTTGTCAGCAGGTGATTATATTACAGTGCATTTTGGAAGTGAACACGCTTACTCAGACCAAAGTGGTGTTTATGACCCTTGTTTTCAAGGCTATTTAATAGGATAAACAATGAGTACATTAAGAGTAGACAGCATACGAGGACAGACAGCAGGTACGGATAGGTATGTTATCCAAGTCAAGCAAGCAGTAGAAAAAATTGCTAATTTCAATACTTCATCAACAAGTTTTGTTGCAAGTGGGTTAGATATTGATTTTACTCCTACTTTATCAACAAGCAAAGTTTTAATTCAAGCACTTACTACTATGGATACCAGAGCAAGTGGAAGACAAATATTTGCTACTCTTTACAGAGATTCCACTAGATTAGACACTACTTTGATAGCATCTGACTCTGATGGTTTAGGGAGTTTTTATAATGGTTCTGATAGAGATATTCTTGGCTCAAGTTTTTACATTATAGATTCACCTAACACAACATCATCAATACATTATGAATTATATTTAAGAAGCAATAATAGTAGTCAAGAGGTTACACTTGGAAGTCAAGGTCAATCAAGTGTTATTATATGCATGGAGATTGCCCAATGAGTACACTATCAGTAGACACAATTCAGGGTAAAACAACAGCAGGAACAGTGGCTATGCCTGCAGGTATGGTAGTGCAAACTTCTTTCCAAAAGTTTACGACAAACACATCATTAAGTAGTACTTCAGATGCTGATGTAGGAGGTTCATCACTTACCTTTACACCAAAGTTTGGTTCTAGTCTTTTACTTCTAAGTTGTAGCGTTTCAATTAATATTTATCGTTCCAACATCAATAACGGATGTACTATTAATTTTAATGTCGATGGGTCAAATATTGATAATACTGGTGCTGATTATGAACTTCTTGATAGCGTACCATCTGGTAATACAAATGTTTATGTTAGAATGAATAAAGAAAGTTCTGTAAACGCCACTAATACAAACGCAAAAACCATTAAACTTACTGGAAGAGTTTATCAGACTGGAAGTAGTGGTGTAGCTGTTATAAATTCTAACTCATATTTTACAAGCAGTATAAAGATTCAAGAAATAGCACAATAGGAGAAAACAATGACAACAATAGCACAAGCGTTAACGAGTTTAGGAGTTACAGAGTGGGTTCTTAGAGGAGAGCCTACAAATGAAGAAGAGTTCAACCAGATGTTTCGTAAGGTTACTGGAGCCGATAAGAATGGTTCAGCAATAGAAAGTGCAGACCCAAAGGACTGGGGTGTAAACTATGCACAGGTAGCAGGGGAAAAGACGTTACTGCAAAGTCGTGAGCCAATGCGATTGCTCCGTGTAGAACGAGACAGATTACTGGCAGAAACAGATTGGACTGCGTTAGGTGATGTAACCATGTCAAGTGCCATGAAAACCTATAGACAAGAACTTAGAGATTTACCTGCGAGTTCTGATCCAAAGTTAGACAGTGATGGTAGACTAGACATGAGTAGTGTAAAGTTTCCAACTAAACCAAGCTAGGAGTAAGAAGTGGCGTTAACTAAAGTACGAGCAGGTGGATATGACTTTGATACTGGTCTAGGAACACGACTAGATGCAGTTGATATGACTAGCACCACGACAATTACAGGTATACCTTCAACAGCAAAAATGCTTATTATTGGAGTAAATAATTTGTCACCAAGTGCAAGTTCAAACTACGGCATACAGTTAGGAACGTCTAGTGGTTTAACAACAAGTGGGTATCAAACAAATCAACAATATATTTATGATGGTGGTTCAGTTAATGAAGCAGTTTCTACAAGTTCAATATATATGGGAGGTTGGTCTGCATCAGGTACGCATGAAGTGCTTTGTACTTGCTATAATGTAACAGGAAATATTTGGACATACAGTCTTCTAGCTCAAGTTGATGGTACTTATGAGGGTGGTGTGTATGCTTTAGGTGGAGTAACGCTTGGAGGAGCATTAGATAGAGTCGGTTGGACAGTATCGAGTGGGGCATTTGATAGTGGTACAATGTCAGTAACGTATTATTAGGAGGAATAAATGCCATACATAGGAAGAAGTAGTAATTTTGGCGTTAGAACACGCTTCATATACCAAGCCACAGCAGGGCAGACATCGTTTAGTGGTTCAGATGCAAATGCAAACGTATTGAGCTACAGTGATGGTGAGTATGTGGATGTCTATCAAAATGGTGTTTTACTCAAGCCTGCCACAGACTACACATCTACCTCTGGCACAACGGTAGTTCTTGTTACAGGAGCATCTCTGAATGATGTGATAGAAATTGTAGCCTACGATGCGTTTACAATAGCCAACAGCTACACCAAAGCAGAATCAGATACACGCTATCCTTTTCTTGGAAACGACAGTATAATACGAACCAACGGCAACAGTATCACGGCAGATATAACAATACCTAGTGGTACAAACGGATTGTCAGCAGGACCTATAACAGTTACAAATGCTACAATCACAGTTAACGGAGTGTATACAATAGTATGACCAGTCGATTATTAGTAGATAAGATTGAGGGGAAAACTACTTCAAACACTGTGCAGATGCCAGAGGGTTCTGTAATCCAAGTTAAAACAGCTTATTATGGAGCAAATAGTGGATTATATAACAGCACATCATATCAACATATTAGTCCTTATGATGTAACAATTACACCAAAATTCTCAAATAGCTTGATGCGTATTACATGGATTGGACAACAAAATTGCTATACTAATGGCAGTCAAGAAAATCCTTATTGTTACTATGCGTTTTATCAAGACAGTACAATAGTTTCTAATCACAATATTTCATATGGTGGAAGTGGTTATATTCAAATGATGGGTGGTTCTAGTAGTAGTGGATTTGGACAATCTTTAAATACTATATTGACTGATGTATTAAGTGCAGGTAGCACTAGTTCCAGAACATATAAACTATATGTAAAAGGAGATAGCACTCATCATTATACTAGTTTACAGGCAGTTTGTGCAAGATACATGATTGTTGAGGAGATAGCTCAGTAATGGCAAGTGAACTTCATGTAGATGCAATAAAACATTCTGGTGGCACAAGTGCCATGACGATAGATAGTTCTGGTCATGTAAGCCATCCAGTCAGACCATATTTTAGTGTTAGGCAAAATGATGGTCAATCTGTAGCAACTGGAACACAAACAACTATGCTACATCCAACATCCATAAGCGAAAGAGGAAGCGACTATAATAGTAGCACTGGAAAGTTTACTGCACCAATAACAGGTCTTTATCATTTTACAGCAGATGTTCAGATTTCTACAAGAACCCAATGGCAGTTCTTTTTCCAACATGACAATTCTGGTGGAAGTGCAATAAGGAGTTATGTAGGTTTTAATGCACAAAGTGGAACATATATGACGATTGGTAGTCAATCTCTTACAGTTCAAATGACAGCAAGCGACACAATTAATGTAAGAATAACGCATTTTTTAGGAAGCAGTCAGAACGTTTATGGACACTTTCACGGCTTTTTTATAGGATAAATCATGGCATCAATCCTCAAAGTAAATACCATACAAGACGCAACGAACTCTAATACGGCTATGTCTATTTCTTCAACTGGTGAGATTGAACAAACTCAAATGACTATAGCTATGTTTGCACCAAGTGATAATGATTCAGTAAGCAGTGGTACTATTGTCATGGGTAGTTCATCTCATGTGGCTTGGATGTCTATGCACAATGATTCTGATTTTCCATTCAAACAAATTGGTAGTCCTCCAACTTTTGACTCAAATGGAATATTTACCTTTCCATCAACTGGAGTTTATGAAATTCATCATGTAGTTGGTTGGTATAGTACAAGTGATAACGCATACGCAGGAACTAGTATTGAAATTTCACAAAATAGTGGTGGAGCGTACAGTGCTTCTTGGCACTATTCACAATTAGAAAATTATGGTGCAACTGGATATGCTTCAGCAAATGCTTTTATGCTTACAAATGTGACAGATGCAAGCACATTTAGAGCTAGGTTTCGTCTTGACCATGCGTCCTCTATTAATGTCAGAAACAAATATTATTCACGAACAATATTTAAAAAAATAGCACCAGTGCAGACTTAGGGTAACAACATGAGCAAAGCAGCAGAATTAGCAAACCTTATAGGCAACATCAACGCAGGTGGTGGTGGAGTAAATAGGAACTTGATGATTAATGGTGCAATGAATGTGGCACAGCGAGCAACTTCAAGTGCATCACTTGCAGATACAAGTGGTTATAAAACTTGCGATAGATGGTTTTTTAATGTGTACTCAGGTACTTTTACTCAATCACAAAGTTCAGATGCTCCAGATGGTTTTGCAAATTCTATAAAATTTGATTGTACGACAGCAGAAACACCTGGTGGTGCTGACCAAACTGCTCTTTATCAACATATGGAAGGGCAAAATATTCAAGCAATAAAAAAAGGAACATCAGAAGCTAAACCTTTAGTTGCTAGTTTTTGGGTAAAATCAACTGTAACAGGAACAGCCTGTGTTGAATTAGTTGATAATGACAGTTCATACAGGACAAACTCTCAATCTTATACTATAAATTCTGCTAACACATGGGAGCATAAAACAGTAACATTTCCACCAGATACAGGTGGATCAACAATGGACAATGACAATGCAAGCAGTATGTATTTTGCATTTTGGCTTGTTGCAGGAGCAAACTATAAAAGTGGAACGCTACAAACATCTTGGGGTGCTTTAAACAATGCTAACAGAGCGGTTGGTCAAACGATAAATATTGGCTCAAGCACAGATAATAATTTTTATTTAACAGGTGTTCAGTTAGAAATAGGACAGAACCCAACAGAGTTTGAACATGAGCCTTTTGAAACAACATTTAAAAAATGTCAGAGGTATTATGAGGAAGGAAAGGCTCTGCTTCAATGTGCTGTAAGTGGAGGAGGCTATAGAACAATTAGGGTAGAACTACAAACACAAAAAAGGGCTGTTGCATCTATGACGTTATCAAATAATACTGGTAGTGCTAGTGTAGATGCTTCAGTTGCTTCAACACAGTCATTTCAAATATATAATAGCTCTGGTAATTATTGGTCAGCAGACTGGGCTTGTGACGTAGAACTATAGGTAAAATAAAATGAATATTACAAAAGCATATTACAAAAATAGTGTACACACTGGACAGAAGAACGCTTATATAAAAGCAGAAATTGATGGTAAAATGTGGATGATACCACTAGACCCTGACAACAGACACTACGCAGAAATACTAAAACAAGTAAAGGAAGGCACGTTGACCATCAAGGACGCTGACTAATGCTTGGCTTTAATGCCATATCAGAAGTCTCCATTGCAGAACTGCCAGGTGCTTTTGTACCAGTATCAAGCGTAACGCCTGAAAACATAGGTATAACAAGTGCGTTAGGTAGTGTTGGAATAACAGCAATAGGTGCTGCTGACGCAACTGGTGTATCAGCTACTTTAGTTCTTGGCACAGAGTTTAGCGTTACAGGGGCAGCCAACGTATCAATCACAGGATTGTCAGCTATAGGTGAGTTAGGAAACGAAACAGTATGGGGATTAATTATTCCAGACGTAGGAAACACATACACAAACATAACAACAGGTGCTTCACAGACATGGACAGAGATAGATACAGGAGCATCTCAAACATGGACAGATGTCATACAATAAGGTATAAAAGTACCATAGCACTTTTTGAGGAGAAGCAATGCCAAGTACATATACAAGCAACGGTGGTATAGAAAAGATCGGTCTTGGTGAAAAGGCAGGAGCTTGGGGAACCACCACAAATAACAACTTTGATATTATAGATAGGCTGACCAACGGAGTTGGAGCCATAACACTTTCTGGAACAACACACACATTAACAACATCAGACGGAAGTTTGTCTGATGGTATGTTTAAGGTTTTAGTTTTAGGAGGATCACCTTCTGGAACAAACACAATAACAATCAGCCCTAACGATGCAGACAAGTTGTACTTTGTGCAAAATGGAACAAGTCAGACAGCTACATTTACACAAGGCTCTGGTGCTAACGCAAGCGTAGCAGCAGGGGAAGCAGCCATAATATTTGCTGATGGTGCAGGATCAGGAGCAGCCGTAACAGACTTGTCAGCATTGTTTCCTTTGAAGTCTGGAGTGGCAGCGTCTTTTACCACAGTAACAGCAGGCACATCAATATTGCCTGACACATCTGGTGGGGCAGACATAGGATCGGCATCGGCTGAGTTTGGAGATATATACATAGCTGACGATAAGAAGATTAAATTTGGCTCTCAACAAGACATAACTATGGAGTGGGATGAAGACGGAACAGATAGTCTTTTGATATCAGGGGGTGATGTAACTATAGCTGATGACAATAAGTTGTTTTTTGGTACAGATAAAGATGTAAGCATAGAGTATGATGAGGATGGCAATAACGCTATGGTAATAGCAGGTGATGTCATATTTGCCGATGGATCAACCTCTGTTGATATTAAGTCACATGATTTAAGTGCAAACGGACTAAAGCTAGATGGCACTTTGGTTACAGCTAGTGCTGCTGAGATAAATAAATTAGATGGTGTAACACGAACAACGTCACAAATAAACTCAGCTAGAGATGGAACTGTAACATCAGTAGCAACAAGCAGTGGCTTAACGGGTGGAACTATTACAAGTTCTGGAACGATATCTATGGCAAACAGTTGGATGGCGAATACCAGTGCTGCATTATCATCTAGTTCTTCAGCCAGTAGCTTTAGTAACAGTAGTGGTTATCCTGTGTTCATTTCTGGAAGATCAACATCAACCTCTAGTAGCACTTACACAGTATCATTCTCTGGTGGTACAGCAGTTTTAGATATGCAAGATGGGGATAGTGGCACATACGATATGTTTGCAACTATATTGCCAAATGGAGCAAGTATATCACAAACCAATGGCAATAATTTTACCTATATGGCAGTACAAATAAGACCAGGTTGATATGCCATTACAAAAACTACAATTCAGAGCAGGTATAAACAGAGACTCTACATCATACACAAACGAAGGTGGATGGTTTGATGGAGACAAAGTACGTTTTAGAAACGGCTTGCCTGAGAAGATAGGTGGTTGGACAAAGTATTCAGATACACAGTTTGTGGGAACCTGTCGTGCTTTGCACACATGGACAGCATTAGATAACACAAACTTTATAGGCATAGGCACAAGTCAAAAGTATTATCTCAACGCAGGTGGTACTTACTACGACATAACGCCTATAAGAAAAACAACCACAGGGGCAGCTACATTTACAGCCACAAACGGAAGTTCAACTATTACAGTTACAGATACAGATCACGGAGCAAACCTAAATGATTTTGTAACATTCACAAATGCCTCTGCTTTTCATGGTAGTGGCAACATAACGGCAGCCGTTATAAATCAAGAATATCAGATAACAGCCGTGACAGCGTCAAACACCTACACGATTACAGCAAAAGACACCAGTGGTAGTGAGGTTACAGCAAACGCTAACGATGCAGGTAGTGGTAAAGGTGGTGGTTCTACAGTAGCAACTTACCAGATAAACGTAGGGCTAGACGATAACTCATACGGCACAGGTTGGGGTGCAGGTATATGGGGTGGTATATCTGGATCAGCAGCAACCACAGCCGTAAACGATGGAAGTGGAATGACAGCTTCAGCGACTAGCGTAACAGTTGATTCATCAGCTAACTTTGAAACAACAGGATACTTGTTAATAGATAGTGAGATAATTCAGTACACAGGAAAAACATCTACCACATTTACAGGACTGCTTAGAGGATTGTTTGGAACAACGGCATCTACTCACGCTGACGATGCTACAGTCACAGAGGCACTAGGTGGTTGGGGTATGCCTGCAACCACAAACGTAGCAGGAGCTTTGTTGCGTCATTGGTCACACGATAACTTTGGTGAAGACCTAGTTATGAATGTTAGAGATGGTGCAATATATTATTGGGATAAATCAGGTGGCACATCATCAAGAGCCGTAGAGATTTCAACACTAGCAGGGTCTACCAACGCACCAACAATAGCCAAGAAGGTAATAGTCTCTGAAAGAGACAGACACGTTTTAGCTTTTGGTTGTGATAGTGAAACAGCAAGTGGTACACAAGACCCACTACTGATTCGTTTTGCGTCACAGGAAAGTCTTACCGAATGGAACGCTCTCCCCACAAATACAGCAGGTGAGTTACGAATAGGTACAGGATCAGAAATTATTACAGCCATACAAACAAAGCAACAGACACTAGTTATTACAGATGTATCCGTACACGCACTACAGTTTATCGGACCTCCGTTTACATTTGGTATTACAGAGGTTGGTAGAAACACCACAATAATATCTGAGAATGCTGCCGTTGCTGTAGAGGAGTCTGTATACTGGATGGGATACAGAGAGTTCTATGTGTACAATGGTCGAACACAAAAGCTCGTGTGTCCTGTGCAAGACTTTGTGTTTAGTGATTTAAACAGAGATCAAGATACTAAGATTGTGGCAGGTCAGAATAGTGCATACTCTGAAGTATGGTGGTTTTATCCATCATCAAGTGCAACAGCTAACGACAAGTATGTAGTGTACAACTACGAACAAAACATTTGGTATTATGGAACTCTGGCAAGAACAGCATGGGTGGACAGAGGTGTATTGCTGTATCCCATAGCAGCCTCTACAGATAACTATCTTTATTATCAAGAGTTTGGTTTTGATGATGGATCACAGTCTCCTGCATCAGAGTATGCA